CCCCAAACCCCCCTCCCATGTGTCCCACGGGATGTCCCACGTTTGTCCCGTGTCCCACTTCGGGATCGATGTGTCCCGTTTTGCTGTCCCATGTGTCCCGTTTTCGCGGGACATCTGTCCCACTCATCCGAGCCTGATCACGACCCCTTGAGCGATCTCCACGAGGCCCGCTTTGACGGCCCAGGAGCGGGCGCGGTAGTACGCCTTGCGCTTCGTCTCTGCGTCCCCGTCCACGGCCTCGCTGAAGGTCTGGCGGAGCTTCTTTTCCTCCATCCCGTTGAGCGCGAGGTCGAGGAACAGGTGGTTCTTGCCGCCGCGGCCGCGCTCGGCCTCGCGCTGCATCAGGTCGAGCACGTCGCCGGAGCCGGTCACGCCGCTGGCCACGAGGCTCGTGACGGGGTCGCCGTCCTCGTCGACGAACAGGTCGATGACCTTCATCGAGAACGTGATCGGGTCCGGCATGTCGCCGTCCTTCTGCTTCACGCACTCGACGGTGGCGAGCATTTCCTTGTCGTCGCGGAACACGCCGAACATCCAGTCGACGTTCGCGCGGATGGCGCTGGAGCCGCGGGCGCGCTCGGTGGCGCTGTGGCCCGAGTGGTGCACCAGCAGCACGGCTGCTTGCCAGGCGGTGCGGAACCACAGGCCCACCTCGCTCAGGTACTTCGACACCTCGGCGGCGCTGTTTTCCTCGCCGCGGAAGGTCTGCGACATGGTGTCCACCACCACGAGGTCGGGCTTCACGCCGAGGGCCTTGGCGGCCTCGACGACGCGCGCGGAATCGACGGCGAGGTCCAGGGCCACGGGCATGACGTAGATGGCCGCGCCATCCCACTTCAGGCGGTGGGCCCGGTGCCACGCGACGACGCGGCGCCAGAGGCCGGATCCGCCCTCGGCAGCGACGATCAGCACGGTGCCCTTCTTCGTCTTGCGTCCGAGCCACGGCAGGCCATGGGCCACGTGCAGGGCCAGGTCGATGGCGATGAAGGACTTGAAGGTGCCGGAGGCGCCGAAGAAGATGCCGATGGATTCGGAGGGCACCAGCTGCTTGATGAGCCAGCTGACGTTCTGCGACTGCGCGCGCAACTGCTCGAGCGTGAGCAGCGGCGGCAGCGGCAGTGCCTCCGGGGCGGCGGCTTGAGCGCCCCCCGTGTACTGGGTGAGGTCGATGACGTCGGGCATGCTCACTGGAACAGGGCGGACCATGACGAAGACCCGCGCCTTTCGGGCAGCAGGACCAGAGGGTTGGCGCTGACGACGGTGGCCAGCAGCTGCGCGGCGAAATCGACCAGCGTGGGCGGCGCCCCGAAGGGCGCGATGTCGTAGAGGTCGGCCATGCACCGGCCGGCGTCGAGGCCCTGGGCCGTGACGACGATGGCGTGCAGGCCGCGCATGCAGGCCCAGTCGTACCGGCGGCCGGGGTCCGCGAAGACGTGCGGGCCGTCGATGGGTGTGTCGCCCACGAGGGACACGATCACGCCCTCACCGTCGGCCAGCCAGCCCTCGCGCCGGTAGCGCTCGATGGCCGGGGCGTTGCGGGGCGGGTAGAGCTTCGGCGCGGCCTTGGGGGGCGCCTGACGGCGGCCGAGGGCCCACGCTGCGGCGGATGTGGTGTTCAAGCCCCCTCCCCTCGCGCCGCGATGAGCGCCTTGATCTGGTCGACGTCGCGCTGCCAGGATTCGGCGAGGGCGGGCCAGGGGATGCGCTTGGCGTCGAGCACGCGGTACTCGGCCTGCTCGAGGCATCGGCGCAAGCCCTCGGGGGATCGGCTGCCCTGCGCGCGCTGCGCGGGCATCCAGGCGTAGATGGTGCTGCTCAAGACGACTCCGGGGTGGTGATCAGGCCGCGGCGCGCGTGGCCTGCATCTCCTCGAGGACCGTCAGCGCCTGGCGCGAGGCGATCCACTGGGTGATGAGGGTGTTGCCGACGACGGCCTCGAAGGCGGCGATCTGGTCGGCGGGGAGGTCGCGGCGGGTGCGTCCGTCGTCGGCGTGCAGGTAGTCGCTGACGAACTGGGGGCGCAGGCCGGACTCGTGGGAGAGTTGGCGCAGGGTCATGTGGTGCACGCGGCGCAGGGCCCAGCACATGCGCACGGCCTCGCGGTAGGTGGTGCACTGGAGGACGAGCTGTGTCGGTGCGACACAGGGGCGGTCGAGCCTGCCCAACAGCGGCAGAGCGAGTTGTTGCATGGGGGCATCCGTGCAGGGGTTCATAGCGAAAAGAAATGGCATCCCCAGTTGCATACCCAGTTGGGCAGGGGCAAAAGTTGAAGCCAGCGAGAGACGAATGACTTCGCCTTTCTGTTGAGCCCGGCCCGCGCACCCGACGACCTCGGATGCCCCCAAGGCCGCAGGCTTGCGGGAGGGCCCAACAGAAAAGGAAGTGGTGACGTGATGAGGCTCCCCCGAATGGCCGAAGGGCAAACCCGGATGCGAAGCGAGCGCGTACGCGTAGAGTGGCCCGTTCGGTCGGCGAAGACTGACCACCTCGTTGGGTTCCTGAAACGTTTCCACCACGGAGGAACCATGGAAGATCAGCTTCGGACGGGTGTCGTCCTGCAGTTCGCGGCGCGGCGCGGAGCGCATGGCTCAGGCCTTGGCCGGCGCGGGGGGCTTGATGCCAAGCACCTCGGGCGCCAGGTGCCGGCGAGCAATGGCGGCCTGAACGCGGTCGGCGATGGTGTTGGGCAGCACCTCGGGCCACTGGCCCACGGCGGACACGGAGATGCCGATGGCTTCAGCCGCGAGCTTGGGGGTGCCTCCGAGGAGGGAGATGGCGGTGGTCTTGTCCATACCCAATTGAAGCATGCTTCAGGCAGCAAGGCAAGCATTCTTCCGGGGGGCGCAAGTATTCTTGCAGGCATGGAAGAGCAACACGACCCGACGACGTTTGGGGGACGTCTGGCCATCGCGTTGGGCAATACCACGCGCGAAGATCTGGCGGAGGCGCTGGGGATCAGCGTGTCTGCGATCGGGCAGGCCCTGAACGGAAAGACGCGCGCATTCACGGCCGAGAACACGGCGATGGCCGCGCGCTTCCTTGGCGTCGACTGGTTCTGGCTGGCGACTGGCCGCGGCTCGCCGAGGGCGGTGCATGCCGACGGCACCGAAGAACCGGTACTCTCGGCCCTGCGCGAGATCAAGCGCCTGGCCCCGCAGACGCACGAGCAGCTGCTGAGCCGGGTGTCGGAGATCGCTAACGGTCTGCGGGCCTCGGACAACCTGATCGGCACGTCGCCCGTTGTGAAGCGGGCAGCCAGATAACGGAGGAATTTCGATGCGATGGATTGTGGTGGTCGCGCTTGCGGCCGGGTTGAGTGCGTGCGGAGGCGGCGGCGATGCTTCGGACGCGGGGGAGTCGCCGTCGGCGCAGAAGCCCATCAGCGTCTTCATCTTCGCCGGCCAGTCCAACCTGTTCGGGGCTGACGCGATCATCGACACCAGCGGCGCCGTGCGCGACCTGGTGGACATGGGCCAGCAGACCGACGTGGACCGCTCGGCGCTGTTCACGATGGCCACCCCGTACTCGAGCTATGCGTGGGGCGACATCCGCGGCCACGATGGTTCGTGGCTCGGCGACCTGACGGTGAACGGCAAGCCTGTGAAGGTGCACGGCCCGGAGGTGGGCTTCAACCGCGAGGTTGGCGGGGGCGTTGCCATCGTGAAGTACGGGAACAACTACACCGAACTCGAGGGTGGCCGGTCGGCCTGGGTGAAGCCCGGCACGCGCTGGACCGCCTGGCAGTCGTTCGTGGACAAGCAACTGGTCGCGCTGGGCCGGCCGTACAAGGTGGCCGGCGTCGTGTGGTTCCAGGGCATCGACGACGGGCGCCTGGGCCGCACACAGGAGGCGTACAAGGCCGATCTCGTGCAGGTCATCGCGGACGTGCGCGCGAAGTTCGGCGACGTGCCGGTGGTGATCGGGCGCAGCGTGAACTCCACGATTGCGGGGACCGCCGCCATGACTCCGATCCGCGCGGCGCAGGTCGAGGTGGGCGCGATGCGGGGCAACGGTTGGGTCAACGTCGATGACCTGCCGCTGGCCACGGAGCACCACCTGAGCGCGACCGGGCAGCTCACGGCGGGCCAGCGCTTCGCCGAGGAGTACCTGCTGCTGAAGTAGCCCTCCCGCCGCCCCAACGAAGCCCGCCGAGAGCGGGCTTTTTCACGCCCGAAAATGTAACAGTCGCGCGAAAGTCTGAAGCATGCTTGCCTGGCAGCATGAAGCATGCTTTAATTCATCCCATCGCAACCCACAGGGAGCACGGGATGAACAGCTACCAACGCATCGCAGCTTTCGCCGACGACCACTACCGCCCGAAGCCGTCCGTCGTGACCGCGGACGGCGTCGTGATCTTCAGCGAAGAGGTCCACGCCGACGGCACCGTGGTGGTGGTCTCGGACAAGGTCACGACGATGGGCGAAGCCCGCGCGGTCCTGGGCTACTGAACAGGTGGCAACGATGAACGCCATCACTTCCGGCCTGCGCGCCGACGGCTACCGTTTCGTGCGCCGCGGCGTGCAGTTCCTGTGGGTCCACCCGCTCGAGATGCGCGCGGGCGACCTCGACACCACCGACATGACGGACGACGAGTTCGAGCAGGTCGTGCGCGGCACTGAAGAGGTGGCGGCATGAACGCCCGCCAGGACTGGGCGGACACCGCCGAGCGCCCGTTCCTGCGCAAGCAGGACGCAGAGGACCGCGAGCGCGACGAGTTCGACGCCGAGGTCGAGCGCGCGACGAAGACGATCCGTAGCACGTTCGAGCGCGCGTGGAAGGACGAGGCGGTGATGCTGCCCTACGTGTCGACCACCGGGCTGAAGTACAGCACGCCGCTGGCCCTGGCAATCGCGGACGCGGTGAACGTGGCCGACGAGGACAACCCGCCGGCTCTGCGCGCGCTCCGTGCGGCGGTGCTGCCGGGCGCTGACGTGGTGCTGTGCATCGGCACGTTCCGCGCCGCGGTGGAGGACGCCTACATCGAGCAGCAGGCCGACCTGATGGCTCAGCACGCGCTGGGGCTCCTGCAATGAGCCGCGCCATGTTCAAGAGCGACCGGCACGCCGCGCTCGACCTCGCCTACCCGAACGACTCGCAGCGCCGGCAGGCCACCCTGCACTACCTGCAGCCGCGTCCGACGAAGCGGCCGAGCCGGGTAAAGCGGATCCGCCTGCGCGTGGCCGATGCCTGGCGCGCGCTGACGAAGCAGGTGGAGCCCGAGCACCGCCGGCAGTTCTTCAACGACTGCGACCGGGGGCTGTGATGACGCTGATCCGCCTGTACCTGTTCCACCGCGCCAGCGGCATGGCCCGCGGCCGCGCGTTCCGCCGGGCGCTCGACACCGTGGTGCGCGACCACAAGCTGCACCGGAGGTTCTGATGACGACCCGACCCATGGGCCTCGTGCTCGACATGCCCTTCGAGGACTACCTGGCTGTTGACGCGCTGAGCGCGTCCGGCATGCGCGAACTGTCGCGCTCGGCCTGGCACTTCAAGCACCGCGTGCAGATCGTTCCGACGCCGGCCATGCTGAACGGCACGCTGACGCACTGCGCGCAGTTGGAGCCTGATGCGATGGGCGCGCGGTACGTGGTGGTGCCCGAGGATGCACCGAAGCGCCCGTCGAAGACGCAGTGGGCGGCGAAGAAGCCGAGCCCGGAAAGCGTGGCTGCGATGGCGTGGTGGAAGGACTTCTCCGACCGTGCCGCGGCCCGGCGGATTGTCGATGCCGAGGCGTACGCCATCACGCAGCAGCAGCTGGAGGCGATCAAGGCCGAGCCCGAACTGTCCGAGCTGTTCTCGTCTGGGTACGGCGAGGTGTCGGTCTTCTGGGTCGACAAGGCGACCGGCGTGTACTGCAAGGCCCGCCCCGACTGGATGCACTACACCGGCGCCCGTTCGGTGAAGGTCATCGACCTGAAGGCCGTGGCTGACGACACGCCGGCCGGCTTCTCGCGCAGCGTGACCCGGCTGGGCTACCACCGAGCGCAGGTGCACTACCGCCGCGGCGTCGAGTCGCTGGGCCTGAAGGTCGACGACTTCGTGTTCGCCGCGGTGTCGAGCACACCGCCGGTGCTGGCCGTGCCGTACCGGCTGCTGGACGAGGCCGTGCTGCAGGGCGAGGAAGAGTGCGACGAACTGCTGGAGCTGTACGCCCGCTGCGTCGCGAACAACAACTGGCCGGCATACACGCCGGACGAGCGCCTCGTCGGCCTGCAGGGCTGGGCGAAGCGGAGCCAAGAAATCGAGGTGGGCTATGCATAACGTGAGCGACCTGCGGTCGACCATCGTCCCGAAGTCGGACCAACTGAACGCCGATCAGCTGCTGGGCGGCCCGATGACCATCACCGTCAGCGAGGTGCGCCTGGGCAGCAGCGACGAGCAGCCGATCAGCATCCACTACGAGAACGACGCCGGCCGGCCGTTCAAGCCGTGCAAGACGATGCGGAAGGTGCTGCTGTTCGCGTGGGGCCAGGACGGCAACGCGTGGCCCGGCCGCTCGATGACGCTCTACAACGACCCGGCCGTGAAGTTCGGCGGCGAGAAGGTGGGCGGCATCCGCATCAGCCACCTGACCGACATCGACCGCCCGCTCGAGGTGTCGCTGACGGCGACGAAGGGGAAGAAGGCGCTGCACACCATCGACGTGCTGGAGCGCGGCCCGGACCTCGACGACGTGCTGGCGGCCATCGCGGCGGCAGGCAACAAGGCGCAGATGAACGCGGCGAAGGTGCTGGCCGGCAAGCTGACGAGCCAGGCGGACGTCGCTGCAGCGGTCGCCGCCTACGGTGCGCGCGTGGCCGCGCTGAAGGCCCAGGCGGCGCCCGCCCCGGCGAAGACCTACGCCCAGTGGGTCGACGACATCGACAACGCAGCCGACGTGGACGCGGCGAATGCGGTGCTCGAGTCGGCCCGCGATGCGCTCACCCCAACCGAGTTCGAGCAGCTGACCGAGGCGCACCGCATCGCCTGGACGGCCTGACCAGTTTCACGGGCGACACCAGCCGACCGGGACTCAGGTTCTCCTCCCTGACCGTACGAGCCCGGCCGGACCCCAGACGGGGCGCCCATTTTCTTCCTCACCACCACGGAGCCCTGCCCCATGTTCGAGATCCTGAACCCCACCACCGCGAAGATCGCCAGCCTGACGCCGCGTGTCGAAACGCACGGCGATGAGAAGGTGCCGGCCGTGTCGATGACGCTGAAGATCACCGGCCCGAACACGATCCTTGACCTCCTGCGGCCGGGCCTGCTGGACGCGCAGTACATGGCGGTGCCCGATCAGGAACAGCTGCCCGGCGTCGAAGTGTCGAAGCCCCTGCTGCGCACCGCGGCCATCCAGCGCTTCAGCGTGAAGATGCCGCAGCTGTCGGGCTACCACCTCGTCGTCGAACACGGCATCGACGAGAGCACGGCGATCGACCTGCACGACGTGAAGGTGGACAAGTTCGTCGTCGACCCGTTCGAGGGAGGCTCCTGCGAGGTGTCCTTCCGCGTGGGCACGTCGGACGTCGACGAGACGTACCTCGGCCGCCTCGGCATGAAGCTCGGCCAGGAGGTGCAGATCACGCTGCGCGCGCCTGAACCGGTGCCCGAGCCCATCGATGGCACCGCGGACAACTTCGAGCGCGAGACGGGCGCCGACGCGGACGCCACGGACCTGTTCGCGGCCGAGCACGGCTGACACCACGCCGGAGGGCCTGACCCCATGACGACCGAGAAGGAAGAAGTGACGCCGCAGAACGTCGAGTTGATGCGGAGTGCGCTGGACCACATCGCCCGCACGGCACGACGCAGCCGGACCAGTACGCGGCGCTTGCGGTGGATCGAGAACCGCGCCGAGGGTGCGCTTGCGGGTGAGCCGTACGCGCAGGAGAACTTCGACGCGCCGCACCTCGACGACAAGGCCAAGGTGCACCGCCGCGTGCAGCGGCTGTCCTACAAGTTCGCGGTGATGGCGACGGCCATGGAGACGATCGCTGCTCTGAGCTTCACGGCCAACGGCGCTGCGTTCCAAGCAATCCACCTCGCGCAGTCGGCGATCCGTGATGTCGCTGCGGCTGATCCGAAGGACGGCGACGAAGACGAGACCACCCCACCCGCCACTCCTACAAACGCAAAGGGATCGAAATGAGCACGAATTGCAGCAACGAAGGAATGGGCGACGTGAAGATCGTCGAGACGAGTGATCTCTACTCGGTGGTGATCCGCTTCAAGGCGCGCGCCGTCGCGAACGTCTCGCCCATCCAGTGGGGCGGATCGCGCATCGCCTTCATCAACCACACCGAGATCGAAACCGCAGCCGCTCCGTCCAACGTGAAGCGCGTGGTGCGCAACACGGCCCGGCGCGAAGTCATCCGCAGCGAGGTGGAGCAATGACCCCGACCCAAGACAGCACCCAGGCGGGCGCAAGCCCGGCGCATAGCTGGCAGGCGTTCGTGGAAGAGGTGATGCAACACGTTCGAGACGCCGCCGACAGTTCCTACAGGGCCGGGCTGGATCATTCCTCATTCGACCCGAGCAGGAACCGTGACGGTGACAGCCACCAAGCCGACGTCACCGAGGCGTTTGCCCGCGCTCGCTCGGCCCTCACCACCCACGCCAGCCAGCAAGCCGCCGTAGTGGCGGGGCTGGTGGGGGCGCTGGAGTTCTTCGTGAAGCATCCGGGTGTGTGGCAACTCTGCACGTCGAACTCGGAGGCGATGAACACAGCGCTCTCGGCAATCGCCGCAGCATCCGACCACGCCATGAAGGAGCAGCCGTGAGCGACACCATCGACGACTTCAAGGCGCGGCTGAACCTCATCGAGTACCGCGCGGCGGTGTCCGGCAGCGGCGTGGCGATGGACACGTTCACGCAGACTCGCGACCTTTTCCAGGCATTCGCCGCCGCCGCCCGCGAGGAACGGGATGCGCTCAGGGCTGAGAAGGAGCGATTGCGCGCGGCGATGTCGGTTGCGATCGATGCGCTCGACGAGATCGCCTTCGCTGGAATGTCGGGCTCGGGCCAAGAGTCCGAAGAAGGCATGCGTGATTGGCACGCCCGCCGGGCCTGGGAGTTCATCGGCATTGCGGCCCGCGCGAAGACGGATGTCCTCGCGACCATGCAGGCTGACGCCGCCATCGCCGAGCGGGCGCGGGACACCGACCACAGCGCCTGACCGCGCACCAGATCAAGGAACGGAACATGAACAAGACGACAAGCCAAATCATCTCGGGCGCCCTCTTTGACTTCCTCGGGTTCTTGACGACCCGCGACAAGCCCACTGCGTTCGGGTCGTGCGAACTCGCCACACCAGCTGTCGACTTGCTGAAGGAGTGGGCCGACAAGTGCGGTCTGTCCATCGACGACCCCGACGTGCAAGGCTGGCGCGCAGCCCTCGCCAGCCCCGCCGCTCAGGAGCAGCCCGTGGCCCAGGTGCCGGATGAAGTGGAACGGATGATCGACGACGCGGTAGGTCTGGTGGAGTTGCCGCCAATCCGCGTGGGTCAAGCGCTCGCCGAGGCGATCCAAGCCGGTGCGGCGCGATCTGGTCATGTCGTTCAAGCCGAGGTGCGCAGCGCACTCGCCCGGGCTTTCGCCACCCCCTCGCAGCCCGTTGCGGCCGATGCCCCCGCAGAGGTGGCGAAGGTGTGGCCCGCGACACTGGATTTCACGCTTGAAGAAGAGTCGGTCAAGTTCCTCGGTGAAATGATCGCCGCCGGGGATGAACCCGTGTCGCTGCGGTTCATGGTCGGTGACGGCCATGGTGGCTTCGGTCTGTACGTGTGCGAGACCGAATACCCCGAGGAGGGCGCGAGCTTCGTGCAGGCGCTGCCGCGTCTCGCCGCCCCTGTCGAGGTGAAGGGGGCGGATTCGGCTCTGGCGAAAAACCTACGCAGATTGGCCGACATCGGGAAGGACTGCGGCCGTCTGGTCAGCAAGGACGGCAGCGCTTGGGTTGACATGCACGCCGCCGCCGACGCCCTCGCCGGCCGTCCCGCCCCGGCTGCGGAGGCCGTCTACCAGCTTCGCGCGCCCCTCTCGCAAGACTGGATCGACACGCCGAAACCGGAGTACATGCAGGCAGAGACGCACGGCAAGTGGTACGAGGTGAGCGAAGAGGTCTACGCGAATTTCTCGACGGACCCGAGCTACAAGGCGCGCACGCTCTACACCCGCCCGGCCGCGCCGCTGTCGGAGGTGAAGACGGACAAGGCTCCTGACCACGTGCGCCTTACCGCGCTGCTGGATGAGGTGCGGTCCATCCGAAACCACCTCCCGCACGGCGCGCACCGCAGCACGATGAACGCCGCAATCGACCGGCTGGACGTTGTTGCGTCGAAGCTGGCGAATGGTGACAACGTGCCGGCCAAGGAAATCCAGCCGACGGGCGAGGCGACCGATGCGGGGCGGATCGGCGAGCGCGTGAAACACACATGGGTTATCTCGCTGCTCGCCCGAAGCAACATGACCGAAGACGCCGCCGAACGTCTCGTGTCGTCCCTCTACGACGCCGCCACGGCAGCACAGAAAGGAGGCGAGGCATGAGCCAAGAACACATCCAAGCGCTGCGGCGCCTGCACGACTGGGCGGTGAACCTGCATCCCGGCGTCACCTTCACGGGCGACCATCCGATCGCATTAGCGCGCTCGACTCTTGCCGAAGCAGCGGGCGAAACTCTCATCATCCCGCTCATCACGTCGGACGAGGAAGACCAAGACGCCGAAGCCATTAAGAACCTCGCCTTGAGCATGACTATGGGTAGCGCAGCGCAGCGGATGAACGTTTATGTGGCCCTGTGCAATGCGGTAGACCGCCTCGCGGGCTGGGTAGCCGCGCCGCTGTCGGAGGTGCGCGAGATTGTGGAGGCATGGGAGCGATGGAGAGCCGCTGAAACGGCGCTGTGCTGCGACGAGCCAACCGAAGCCGACGAGCGCACCGCAGCTCTGCACCGTACCGCCTTTGCAATCCTGATGCACAGCAAGCGCGCCGCCCTCCGTCCCACGCCTTCAAATGAACGGGGGTGAGGGGATGACCGTCGCCGAACTGATCGCGTTCCTTGAAACGCAGCCACAAGACCTCCCCGTGGCCTATCGCATCCACAGTGAACAGTGCCTGCTTGAGGCAGGCGACATCGGTGTGGAGCACCTTCAGCACGCACGTCCTGACGGATGGGTGCATCACGCACGGCCTGACGCGCAGTCGGTGCCGTACCTCGTTTTTCCGGGAAACTGACATGCCGACCACCACCCCGAACCCCGCCGAGTTGGCGGCGAGCATCAAGAGCTTGGCCGCGAAGTACGCCATAGCGCTCAAGGATGCCGACCTCGACGCGCAGTTCCGAGCGGCCGATGAACTTGAAGCCGCCATCGACCAACTCCGCGACCTCGCCAGCGGTCCAAGCGCAGGAGCGGTGAAAGACGACCGTTACCGCCAGTGGTTCGACGTGGTGATGGACGTGAACCCGCAGTACCTGGAGCAGGCCGACTACGCACTCGCCAAACCGCTGTACGAGGATGCCGGCATCCGTCTGTCGAATCGTTTCCTCGAAGGCCTCAACGGCGCCGCTACTGCCGCCACCCCGCCAGCAGAGAAAGAGGTGCGGGCAGCAGCACAGACCGTCATCACCGCTCGGCTGCGCTTCGGCTGGTCACCAGAGGTTGACGAGGCGATTGCAGTGCTGGAGAAGGCGCTGGAAGGGGAGAAAGAGGTGCGGGTGCCGTTGTCGGATGAGCAGATCAAGGATGTGGCGCACCGGGCATCGAAGGAGCGGCAACTGTCATGGTCCGGTTACGAGTCTGACGAAAGCGGCTTCTACACCGTGCCGAGCCTCGCGCCGTGCCACTACCAGTTCGCTCGCGCCATCGAACGGGCCCACGGCATCGGCATCCCCGCCCGCGTCGATTCGGAGGGGGCATGAAGACCTACCCGCTCGACATCGAAAACGTTGGCGGCGACGAGTACATCGTGATGTCTCGCGGCCACCATGACCCGCACGAGTTCATGCGCCAGGTTCGCGCCGATGGGTACGACTGGCCGCTCGGCATGCCCACGCACCACTGGGTGAAGCGCGTACCGACGAAGCAGCCGTACATGAACTGCATCTACTCGTTCGTGAAGGAAGGTACCCGTGGCGCGTTCCCGTGCACCTACGCGCACGAGGCCTATCACGAGCGGCTTTATGAGGCCATCGTCGCCGCCCGCCTGCAACATGGGAGCGAGAAGAAATGAGCGACGAGCCGATCATGGAAATGCCCAGCCGAGTGCGTGACCTGGAGATGCGAGCCATCAACGCCTACCGCGCCAAGAACCCGGATGGCCCGCTGTGGCAAGAGCTCAGCTGGCTCACGCGCGGGCTCTGGTTGCAGACCGTCGAAGAGAAGGAGAAGAAGCAATGACAACTGACCCGAAGCGCGTCGTGCGCGTAGAAGTGCCTGCATGGCAAGCCGCCCTCATGTCGAACGCCGCCCCTGGAATCGACGCATCCACGCGACATGTCGATCAAGCAGCCATGTCGGCAGCAGGCGAGTCGCGGGCGGAGATGGCGCGAGACGTGAAGAACGCCCTGTGCATTGATGGGCACCTGAACCGCACGTTCGACGCGCTCATGACCAACACGTCGCCGGATGAGAAGTTCTCTCTTCTGACGAACCTGGCGCACACCGCTGTTGATGCCGCATTCCACGCCCTCACCGCCCCATCGGCCGGACATGGGGAGGGGTGGAGGCCGATCAGCGAAGCGCCGCAAGGGCCGAAGGTTCTGCTGTGGTGGCGAACTGGCCGCGAGCCGGTGACTGGCCGCTTCATCGATGACGAGCGCGGGCAAGGCTGGATCAGCGACGGCGACCGCGTGCTGCCCAAGAACCAGCACGACTGCACGCACTTCCAACCACTCCCCGCCGCACCCACCCCCAAGGACAACCGCCATGAGTGACGGCAAGCATACGAACGGACCGTGGAGGGCATATCGCCGGGCAGACTACACAACACCCGGGTGGGTGATCCTGTGGCCCGACACATCAAAGCCCGGCGTCCACTATAGGCGCCTCGACAGCAATGGCGGTTTTCTTGAAGAGGACGCACACCTGATCGCAGCAGCGCCGGAACTTCGTTCGACGGCCATGGACACGCTGTCGCTGATCGAGAATCTGGCCGACAACATCCGCTACATCGACCGCGTGCAGGCACTCGAAGCCGCGTTGCGCGCCGCAATCGCCAAAGCACACGGAGGAACCACCGCATGAGCACCGAGCGAGATGAGGACAAGCTGTTGCCGTGCCCGTTCTGTGGGTGCCACGCCGTCAAGTTCGAGAGCTACAGCGACGGCCGCCACGAGCGCGAGCGGATCAAGTGCGAGGATTGTCCGGGCGGCATGGACTTCTACTCGTCCACGCATCAGCAGGCGATCAACGCATGGAACCGCCGCAGCACTGCCACCACCAGCAGCGGGGATGGGAAGGGGGAAGCGGAATGATCAACCTGTCGCCCGCTGAGTTGCGCGACTACACCGGCCGCCGACGCAGCGACGCGCAGGCCCGCGTGCTCGAGCACATGGGCATCCCCTTCACCCGCCGCCCTGACGGCACGCTGGTGGTGCTTCGGTCCGTCGCCGAGGCCATGGGCGGCGGCGCGCGTACGATGACGCGCCCAGAACCCCAGATCCAGCCGTGAACCGCCCCCGCAAGAAGGACAAGCACCTCCCGCCCTGCGTCTACCTGAAGCACGGGGCCTACTGGCTAGTGCGCAAGGGGAAGTGGGAGCGCCTGGGCGCTGACCTGCCCTCTGCTCTCGCCGAGTACGGACGCCGGATCGACAAGGCGGCGACCGGCGGCATGGCCGACCTGATCGACAAGGTGTTCCGCGAGCACACGCCGAAGCTGGCGCAGAACACGCGCACGCAGTACAAGCGCGCCGCCGAGACGCTGAAGCGCAAGCTGAAGGAGTTCGCGCCCGACCAGGTGAAGGGCAAGCACGTCGCCGCGATCAAGCAGTCCATGGCAGATCAACCCCCCAGCGCGAATCACGCGCTGTCGTTTCTCCGGGTGGTTTTCACCTACGCCGTCGAGTGGCAGATTGTCGAGAACAATCCCTGCCTTGGCGTGAAACCATACTCGCTGAAGAAGCGGACGAGATACCTCACCGACGCCGAGTTCTCGGCGATTTATTCGGAGGCCGGGCCGCGGCTGCAGATCGTCATGGACCTCTGCTATCTCACCGGCCAGCGCATCAGCGACGTGCTCGCGCTGCGCATGCAGCACCTGGGCGACGAGGGGATCTACTTCAAGGCCCAGAAGACCGAGAACAGCACGCAGGTGCAGTTCGTCGTGGCGTGGACGCCGGAGCTGAAGGCGGTGATTGAGCGCGCCAAGACGCTGCAGGGCACCGTGCGCAGCCTCTCGCTGCTCCGTGGTCGCTCCAACAAGCCGCCTACCTACCGGACGGTGGTGGGCCAGTGGTGGCAGGCATGCGAGGCCGCGAAGGTCGAGGACGCCAACCTGCACGACCTGCGCGCCAAGAGCCTGACCGACGCCAAGCGGCAGGGCAAGGATGCCACTGCGCTGGCCGGCCACGCTGACGAGCGGATGACCGAGAGGTACATCCGCCTGCGAGAAACCCCCGTCGTTTTCGGCCCGAGTTTTAGACGTCCAATAGACAGCGACGCGCAAACCCAGTAACGGCGCGGGTTTCCGGGTTTTACATGTGGTCGATCATCACTTGACCGAAGCCAGAGCACGACACTTGCGTCGCGCCGTCCATCAGGCGGGCGAAGTCGTACGTGACCTTCTTCGACTCGATGGACTTCTCCATCGAGCTGATGATCAGGTCGGCCGCTTCGGTCCAGCCCATGTGGCGCAGCATCATCTCGGCGGAGAGGATCTCCGAACCCGGGTTGACGTAGTCCTTGCCGGCGTACTTCGGGGCGGTGCCG